GGCGAAGTTGTCGACTTCCTTCACCGCCTCGCCCAACGTACCCAGCCGCGCCTGGGCGGCTTCACTGAACTGCTCCTCGCTGATGCGCCCAGCTTCGAGCGATTCGGCCAGCAGTTCCATGTCCTTACGCGCTTCCTCGAGCTTGGCGGTCGGCGTGGCGGCCAGCATCTGGTTGAGACGTTCGGTTTCTTCGGAGGCCTTGTCGGTGTAGCCGGTCAGTTTTTCGAGTGCAGACGCATAGATTTCCGCGTCAAGACCGGACTCCATGAACAGTTTGCCCAGCGCCACAAGCTGGTCGTTCAGTTCGCGCGACTTGACCACGGCACTGTTGTTGATGGCGCTGCCCACCGCCTGGTTGACGCGGGAGGCGTAGTCGTCGACGCTGCCGACGGACTTGGCGGCTTTTTCGCCGGCTGCTCCCTTGCCCAGCAGGCCCTGGCCGCGCTGCCGGGCCTCACGCTGTTTCATGTAGGCGTCGGTGGCCGCATCGAAGGCGGCCAGATCGGCAGCCTGCCGTTCGAGATCGCCCAGCGGCAGGCCCAGCGCATTCTTCGGGCCGCTGAAACCCTGGCTGCGACTTTCGCCGCCGTTGACGAACTTGTTCCACTGGATCAGTCCGCGCATCAACGGGCTTTTTTCGCTGAGAAATTCCAGCGCGGTCTCAGCGCGCTCGCCGCCGGCCTTGAGATCGTTGAGCCACGTCGCCATGCCGGTCAGGCCGGGCAGCAGGTAGTTGGCGACGTTCATGCCCATAATCTTCGACTGCAGGGCCATTTCCGCCATCTGGTCGTTGAACTTGTCAGCTTGCGGCGCCAGCAGTTCCATGCGCTCGCCAAAGGCCTTGGCTTTCTCCTGCGCTTCTTTTAGGCCGGCACTGCCCTGGTTGAGCATGGGGAGCATGTCCATGCCGGCCTTGCCGAACAGCTTGACGGCCAGCGCGGTCTTTTCGACGCCGTCGGGCATGGCGGTGAACAGGTCGGCCAGCTCGATCAGGGCGCCATTGGCATCGGTTGCCGCGATGCCGGCCTTTTTCAGCTCGGCGGAGTTTTCGACCATGAAGGTCGACAGGCCCTTGACGCCCTTCGCGACGGATTCAAGGCTGGTACCGGACTGTTCGGCGGCGAGCTTCCAGGTGGCCAGATCCTTGACGCTGATGCCGACCCGTTGCGACAGGTCGTTCATCTCGTCGCCGAGGTCGATGATGCCCTTGATGTTGTCGATGAGCGCGCCGACGGAGAAGGCGGCGGCCATGCCGGCGAAGGCGGCCTTGGCGGCGCCGAAGGCGGCATCCATGCGCGCGGCGCTTTTTTCCGCCAGATGCGACACCTTGCCCAGATCCTGCTCGATGTTGGCGAGCTTGGCATTGATGTCGATGGTGAGCGTGGCGAGTGCCATCAATCAGACTCCGGTGGGTTGTCGCGCAGCCAGTCGCGCAGAACGACGAGTTGCACGACGAGCGCTTCGATGTCGTCGATGCCGAATATTTCGGCGGCGACGGGCAAGGCGGACCATTCCAGGCCGCCCATGAAATTCCAGACCGTGATGACCAGACGCACGGCGTCCGGCGGTGCGCCTGGCGGGAGGGGCAGTTGCGTGCTCTCCTGCCAGGCAATCAGTTTTTTGCGGCAGCCTCCAGCGCGGCGGCGTGTTCGCGATAGCTGCCGAGGATCTTGTCGATCAGCGGTCCGAGCAGTTCGGGGTGATCGGCCAGCCATTCCTTGCAGACGTCTGCATCGAAGGCCAGCGGATGCGGATCGCCGCCGGGAATGAGGTCGAGTTCCTTGACCCCCTCCCAGCCGACGATGAACGGGAACAGGCGCGAGACACTGCCCGGCCCGCGCATTTCCATCATCTCGACGTCGGTCGGGCGGCGCACCGTGAAAGTGAAACCGCCCGCTTCGACCTGCTGCTCGCGGGCCTTTCTGATTTTGTCGATCAGCCCCATGATCAGGAGGCGTAGACGTTGGGCAGACCGTTCATGGTGATGGCCGCTTCCGTGGTCACCATCTGCTGCGCGCTGCCGCCGGGCAGCAGGCTGCAGCCGACATGGCCAAGGAAGGACAGAATCTGGCCGCCGCTGCCGAAGGTGAACTTGAAGGCCTTCTTGGCTTGCGCGTCCGAGGCGGCCTTCATGGCTACCAGGCCGGCGTCGGCCGTGTCCCAGATGTTGGTGAAGTTGTAGGTCGCGGCGGCCGGCAGGCCCGGCATCTGGGTTTTGCTGTTGCCGTGGATCGTGGTGGTATCGATGAAGTCGTAGCCGCCGCCGGACGACGAGACGCTGGTGGCGGTGGTGATCGAATTGCCGAAGGTGAGCTTTTCCGCCGTGCCGGTGGAGAAGGTGTCGAAGTTGGTGCTGTCGACGCCCTCGATGCTGAAGGTGTCGGCGGTCAGCACGATGATCCGGGCGCTGCGATCATCGAGCTGGAACATGCCGGAGACCGTCAGCGCAACGAAGTCGCCGGTGGTGTAGCCGTGGGTGGTCGAGGTGCAGACGGCGGGATTGGCTTTGGTGATGGCCGAGATCGTCTTTGCAGCGGCGCGGGCCGATTCCATCGCAATCGCGACGTTGGACCATTTACGTGGAGTTGCCATGGTGATTCCTTTCAAAAAAAACCCGCCGAAGCGGGTGGGTGGGGTTCCCCGTCTCCGGGGCGGGGTAAAGCTGAATGCGTCAGCCCGTGGCGAAGGTCGTCACGGTGAGAATCGTGGCCAGCAGGCCGGTGTCGGGGTCCATCACGGCTTCGCGGCCGATGCGATTGAAGGTGGAGCCAGCCAGCACGGCCTCGACCGCTACGGCGGCGGCATCGGCGGCGGTGCGTGTTTGCGCCCAGCAGCCCACCGAGAGATCGACGTCGGCGCCAAACGCTTGCCCGGAGATGCCGAGGTACGGCTCGGTACGGGTGCGGGCAAAGACAATAGCCGGATAGGCGCACTCTTCGGGCAGGGCATCCGGGTACAGACGCGTGGACACCAGTGCGGTCACACCGGCATTGCCCGAGAGCAGCGTGTAGAAATCGGATTCGACGGTCACTTTGATTTCACCCGCGCGTTGAGTTTTTCGATTTGCGGGACCACGGATTGCATGAACTTGGCGATGGCTTCCTGTCCCTTGCTGGTGGCGGCTGGACGCAGGAAGGGGCGCGCGGCCATCTTCCTGGTGCCCAGCTCAAGGAAGCGCCAGTAGTAGGGATCGTTCGGATTTCTTGCGCCGGCCTTGCCCAGCTTTTTGACCCGCGCGCGGCCGCGAATGCCGCGCACGTTGATGTACACGCCTTCGTCTCCGGCGGCGCGGGCAAACTTGCTGGCGCGCACGACGATGTTCTTTTTGACCGTGCCCGGCGCGCGGGTCTTGCTCGGCACGTTCAGCACCGGCGCGGCGGCGCGGGCCGCCGCCTGGATGACCTTGCCGGCGTCGCGCAGGGCGCCGCGCACGGCCTTGGTGCGGATCGTCACCGCGGCTTCGGCCAGGGCGCGCTTGAGGTCGTCGACACCGGCGAGCTTGACCACCAGACCGTCAGCCATTGCGCACCCCCGCGATGCACATGATTTCCAGTCCTTCGCGGTGGCCCAGTTCGGCGATGCCGACGATGTCGAGCGGCTGCGCACCCCACATCAGGCGCATGTCGCGCGTGATGTCGGTGCGGTAGCGGATCTGCACCTGGTGGTCGACGCTGCCCTGCATCTGCGCTGCGGCGAAGAACTCCTTGCCGCGCAATTGCTTGACGGACGCGCTGACCGTGTCGAGCACCGTCCAGGTGACCACCTCTTCGCCGTTGGCGGCGCGCGTGCTGCTCTTGCGCTCGATACTGACGCGCTCGGTGAGGCGGCCGGCTTGCATGTCAGACCCACCGGATGACGCGATAGGCGTCGAGCAGACGGTCAACGAAGGGCAGCGGCTCCATCTTGACCACACCGGATGCCTCGCGGTTGGCATGCCAGTGGCCGATCTGGATCAGCATCCACTGCTTGATTTCCTGCGGCACGGCGGCGGCGGCGCCGTAGCCGGCGACATAGCGCACCTTGACGGCATTGAGTTGCGCACGAGCAACCGGCCATGCACACCCCCAGGCGGGGGTGATGCGCCCGCGTTCGTGCACGGCATCGACGAGGTACTGTGCCGAGTCGAGTGTCTGCGTGACGCCGTCGTTGTCGACATAGGTGATGGCCGCGACGCTTTGCAGCGGGCCACGCAAAATATCCATTTCCCAATCGGGAAATTCGTCGAGGTACATGTCGAGGGTTTGCGTCATCAACGCCTGATTGACGCCAGCCTCGGCGCCGCCGCGAGCGCTGGCGATCAGTGCCGACAACAGCGGATCGTCGGTGGTGTTGGTGCTGGGCGCGCCGGCGCCGAGACTGGCGTCGGCAATGTTGTCGGTGTAGCTGGTGGTGGTGTTGTCGGCAAGCGTAGCCAGCAGCAGGTAGGTGCTACCGCCAGCGGTGGTGCGGTAGAGCTTGCGCGCGGTGACGGCGCTGCCACCAAGGGGGATGGCGGACACTGTGACCTTGCCGTTGACCGTCTTGTCGGCTACCGTCACTGCCGCCGAAGGCGTGCCAGCCTGCGTCTCGCCGGCGGCGGTGACGAAGGTGGCCAGGTAGCGGTGCGCGCCGTTGTCGACGTTGCCGGCGACAGCAGGCGAAATCAAGGCGACCGTTGGCGCGGCAGGGGCCGGCTCCTGGTTGCCGCTGTCAAGGCGCAGATGCGCCATGACTTCGGCAATGGTGAGCGGCTCGGCAGCCGGTGCGGCAAATTGGACCAGAGCGGTCATGCGGTTTTACTCGTCTGAACCCATGCCACCGACGACGCCAGCCGTCGAGATGCCTGCAGAAGTCGGCGCTGGCGGTACGGCGGCCGGCGCGGTCCGTTTGCCCTTGCCGCCACCCTTTCCGGCGGTGGCGATGTTCTTCAGGTGCTTGGCCGCTTCCTGCTCGGCGGCGGTGGCGGTTTCGCCGGGCCGGGCGGTGGCGGTTTCAGGGGCACGGCGCTTGACTTCGACGGCGTAGCCGCCGGCGACCAGGTCGCGGCCTTCGGCGTCGTCGATGTCCCGTTCGTGGCCGATAGGGAAGGTACCGGCGGGACCAGACATCAGGGTGAGGTGTTTGATGTGCATGGCTTACTCCAGGACGATGTGGAAGGCGCCGCTCTTGACGTTGCCGCCGTTGGCGATGACGATCTTGAGACGGTCGTTGGCGACGGCGATCTTGTCATTCACGGCCGCGCCGCCGCCGGCATAGAGCGCGGCAGCACCGGCGGTCGAGTGCGTTGCCTGACGCGGGGCGCGCGTCGCGCTGGCGTTGACGCCGGTCTCGGTCCAGATCGTTTCGCCGGTGGCTTCGCTGGTGATGGTGATAGTGGATCCATCGGCGAAGTCGGTCTTGACGTAACGGAGGGTCGACACCTTGCCGGTGCAGACCTCCGAATACGCCGTGGCCGATCCGTCGGCGGCCGTGGTCACCGCCACGGCCGCCAGGCGCTGTGCGTAGCTCATCACGCGATCCGATACGTGACGAAGGTATCAGCCGCCGTCTTGCGGGTGCGCCACAGCGACGAGTAGCCCATGGTGGCGCCGGTGCTGGCATGCAGTGACTGCACCACCGGATTGCCGACGATGGTGTGCCCGGTATCCGCCGTGACGGTGATGGTGTCGGCGGCGGCCAGGGCGCTGTTGATCAGGCACCAGTCGAAGCTGTCGCCCACCGCCATGGTGACGCCGGCATCGATCAGCGCGCCGGTGGGCAACGTGTAGGCTGCGGTGGCGCCCGTCGCCGTCGGCGTGGCGGTGATGATCTTGGTCAGCAACTCGGCGATGGTGAGGGTGTTGGCGACGGTCTTGGCGGTGGGCGCGCCCTGCGCTTCGAACTTGGTGCCGCGGATGTTGAGCTGCGAGCCCGACGCCAGCGTTTGCGTGCCGCCGGATTCGACGGTTTGCGTGCCACCGCTGGCGATAACCTGTTCGACACCGCCCTGCTTTACGTAGATTTTCGGCACATAGGTGGGATCAGCCATGATGCGTTCCTTTCATGTCAGTCGGGCCAGCGATCGCCGGCCCGGTGGGTGGCCTACGATCAGGACGCGAGGCCAACGCCGAAGGCACTGGCGATCACGGAGGCGGCCTGCGTGGTCGGCTTGCTCTTCGCGCCGTACTGGATGGCGACGATGCCGCCGACGATGGCGTCTTGCGTGGTGCGCGACAAGACGGCAAACACGTAACGCAGCGTGGGTTTGTAGACGTCGACCAGCAGCACCTTGCTGTCGGAATCGGTGGCGCCGGCGGTGACCGCGCCGGTGGCCTTCTGCGTCACCGGCGTCGGCGAGCTGACGCTGTTGGCGCTGTTGGCCTTGGCGGTGAGCGTGAGGACACTTCCGGATGTCACATCGCCGGTCAGGGCGATGAACATGACGCCATCGAAGCCGGACATGTCGAGCACGTCGGTGGTGAGGTCGGTTTGCGCGGCAGCGGCGGCAGCTTCCACCACCGTGACCTTGATGTCTTTGCTGAGATTCATGATTCGTTTCCTTTATCGAGGTTGCGGATGCGGCCCGCCTTCGCGGGCCGCTAGCGCGAGGGGTGGATCAGGAGGCGGCGAGCTTGACGCGGACGAAGGCTTCGGCCAGCACCGGCATGCCGTCGGACTCCAGGCGGCCGATGAAGCCCATCTGGTTGGTCTCGGCGTACAGCTCGGTGAGGCGCTGCACCTGCAGATCGAGCGCATCGGCAATCCAGTACTGGCTGAAATCGCCCAGGATGCCGACGTACTGGCTGGCGGTCAGGGTGTTCGGTGCGTACTCCGACATGTTGACCGCCAGGTTGAGCAGGCGATCCGGCTCGCCGGCTCGCACGCTTTCACGCCAGATGTAGTCGCCGTCGCCATTCTTCAGCTTGGCGACTACGGCCAGCACGTCGCGGTGGAAGATCCACTCGGCCTTGTTCCAGTAGTTGCCCTTGAGACCGAACTTGGCGCTGAGCAGGCCGTCGAAGGTCGGCGACGTGGCGGCATTGCCGGTGGAGACATCGCGCGTGGTGGGGATGCCGTCGTTGCTGGCGGTGAACACGCCCAACGGCTGGTTGGCGCCGGAGCCAGTCATGAAGCCCTTTTCCTGGCTGATGGCGAACTTGTAGGCAAGGCGGCTGGCCACCAGGTTGCCCATGCCGCCGTTGAGGCGCATCAGCTTGTTGCTGACCTTGATGCGCTTGGCCAGCGGATGCGGGGTGAGCGAGCGCTTGCCGAACGACATGGTGCCATCTTCGCTGCCGGTGAGGATTTCGGCGGTCCAGTCGGCATCGTCCGGATCCGCGGCCAGGTAGGGCGCGCCCAGCGAGCCGGCCGATTCGACGCGGTGCTTGGTGGCCTTGGCGCGGATGAAGACCATGTCGTCGACGCCCTTGATCAGGGTATCAACGAACTGTTCGGACGCGACCATGAAGCCGCCGCCGGTGTCGCTGTCGGCCTGCAGCGCGCGAATCTCGGCTTCGGACAGGGCATTGCGGCCGCTGGCGATGAAGCGGTCGAAGGCTGCGCGGTATTCGTCGCTGCCGCGCTTGCCGGCGGTGCGCTGACCTTCCGGATTTTCATTGCCGGGCTTGCCGCGCAGGGACTGCTCGGCGGCGGTGCGCTCAGCTTCGGCGAGCTGCTCTTCACGCTCGATGCGCGTGCGCAGTTCGTCGGCCTTGCCGAAGACGTCCTTGTAGGTCTTGTCTTCGGCTTCCGTCAGGGCGCGCCTTTCTTCGTCGGCCTTGTCGAGGATGGCGCGGGCGTCGTGGATCAGCTTGCCGCGCTGTTCGCGGAGATCTTTCAGTTTCTGAGACATGGTGTGTCCTTTCTCGAAATGCCCTGGCAGAGAACACCGCGAGGCATCCGCTGCCAGGGCTTGAGCGGATTGCCGGAAACAAAAAGGCCGCCGAGGTTTCCCAGGGCGGCCGGTTGTGGGGCTGCTTTGCTTACTGCGACAACTCCAGGTGGCGGCGCAGCAGATCGGTGCGCCACAGCTCGACGGGTGGCACGACGTCGGCGGCTTGCGCAGCCTGCAGGCTGCGCACGGCGACATCGGTGCTGGGGTACGCCGGGTAGGTCACCGGCGAGACGTCGAACAGCTCGCACTCGAGCAGGGTGCGGATCCACTCGCCATCGACCTTGGCCCACTTGTCGGCCATGGTGTAGAAGCCAAAGCTGCACTGATTGACATCACCGCGGGCGATAGGCGCCATCACCATGTCGCGCACCAGCTGCGTGTCTGGCGCATCGACTTCGAAGGCGAGGCCGGCGCTGTCTTCGGACAGACGCAGGGTGCCAGCCTTGTTGCGGCCGAGCACGATGTTGGCGTCGTGGTTCCACAGCGCACGGATGTCGCCGGACTGGATGGACTTGGCGAAGGCGCCCGGGGCGATGCGCTCACGAAAGCCGCCCAGGTCTTCGGAAAGGGAATCGAACTTGGCGGCATGGCCGGCGATTTTGGTCGGCGTGCCGTCGGCAGCGACGACGCGCAGCTCGGCAACGGCGATGCGGGTTTCCTTGGTTTTCATGAATTGGCTCCTTGTTTGGACTGGCCGGCGGCCTTGTTGAGCATGTCGAGCATCTGCACGAAGGCCATGTTGGTCTGCACGGTGTAGTCATCCATGCCACTGGCGCTGGATGGGTTCTTACCTTCACTGATGCGGACTTCGTTGCGGTTGAAGACACCGTTTTGCAGCATGCTGCCGTTGAAGGCGGCGCGGGCGGCAGAATCGCCGCGCATCAGGCCATCGAGGTCGAAATAGATGCAGTGGGTTTTGCTCGACGCGCCGGAGAGCAGGTCGCGCTCCATGGCTTCTTCGCGCCGCACGGCGCCAGGGCGCACGGTGTGGGTGACGAATTCCATGCCCTGGTGTTCGATGTTGTTGTTGGTGCTGCGATCAAGCTCGGCCAGCATGTGCAGCGGCACGCCGAAGATGCGCGCGATTTCGGCGATCTGCATCTTGCGCGATTCGAGGAATTGGGCATCTTCGTTGGTCATGCCCAGGGCCTTCCACTCCATACCGTCTTCGAGCAGCGCGGTCTTTCCGGCGTTGCGCAGGCCGCTGTAGGCATCCTTCCAGCTCTTGAGCAGCGAGGTGCGCGTGGCGTCGTCCTTGAGGCGGCCGGCCATGGTGAGCACACCACCCAGGCGGGTGCCGTTGCCGAACAGGCGCGCGCCATGCTCTTCGGTGGCCAGCGCCAGGCCGATGGCTTCGCGGCAGGCGGCGATCGGCGACAGCGGGGTGATGCCGTCGGCGCCGGTGGTGAGCCCGTGCATGAAGTGCATTTCGTGCTGCAGGATGATGCGGCTGGGGCCGTTCAGCGGGCAGTACTCGAAGGCCAGGCGACCGTCGGGCGCGCGAAACGGCCGCACGCGATCGGGGTGCAGCGGGATCAGTTCGGCCACCGACTGGCCGCCGGTCGCGATGATTTCGGAGTAGTACCGGCCGCGCAGGGCGAAGTGGCCGGCCATCATCTCGCGCCATTCGAAGCTGGTCTGCCAGCGGTTCGGGCGTTTTGTCAGCACCTGGTCAAGCGGGTGCTTGCGGTCGCGCTCTTTGCCGCCGTTGTCGAGCTGGCGATAGACGCCGAGCGGTAGGCTGGCATATGTTTGTGCCAGGATGGCGACAGCACGGAACACGGCGGTGACGCGCATGGCGCTGTCGGCGGTGACCGACAGCCCGGTGGCGGAGCTGCCGCCGCCAAACCATTCAGCAATGACCGGATCACGCGGGTGTCCGGTCATCACGGATCCGCGATGCTCTTCGAGGCGGGACATGATGCCCATCAGTGCGCTCCCATCCAGAACAGCACCGCACCGACGACGACGAACGCGACCGGCGGGTAAATGGCGTACAGGCCATAGCCGACCAGGGCGAGGCCACCAAAGGCGAAGCCGTCGCGCAGATCGACAAGGCCGGCGAGTTTGGGAAGTAGTTTGCGCATGGTCAGACGACGATGATTCCGCGGGAGTTGTAGACGCTGTCGGAGTCGTTATCGACCATCGCGCGGCCATGCGCGTCGATCGCGGCCACAGCGGCATCGATCTTGTTCGCCGCGCGCAGCTTGCGCGGGAAGATGTTCTCGTTGCGATCGGGCGCGACTTCGACATTGCTGAACTGCCACACGGTGCAGGGGTTGTCGTCGTGGTGGTAGCGGCCGGCATCGACGAGGGCCTGGATGTCCTTCATCGGGTCGCTGAGGTAGCGGACTTGTTGCGGAATATCGACGACCTCGAAGCCTTCCTTGGCGAGGTTGGCGCCCATCTGCTGCCCGCCCCAGGGATCCTTCGCGATCTCGCGAATCAGCACGGTCTCGGCGCTGGTGATGATCTCTTCCTGTATCTGTTCCAGGTCGATCATGTTGCCGGGGGTGGCGATCAGGTGGCCGGTATGGACCCAGCCACGGTAGTGGGCGTTTTCTTCCTTGTCGATCGCAGCCTGCGGGGCGTAGTTGCGGGTGACGAGGTAGTAGTGGTCTTCGTCATCAATGCGGCGCTTGAATTCCCACACGGCGGTGGCGATGTCCTGTTTGCTGGCGAGGTCGAGGCCGACGACACACTCTTCGCCCTTGAACTGGTCGAGGGTGAGCGTGGCGTCGCCAGCTTGCTGCAGGTGGTAGAGGTTGAGCCAGGGCGAGGCGGCGGCGACCCAGACGTTGAGGTGCTTGGTCTTGAAGGTGTTCTGCTTGCGCGGATCGGCCAGGGCGTCGCGCTGCTGGGCCTTGAGGAATTCAGCATCGACCGACACACCAAAGTTCGGGTTAGCCTTGATCAGGGCACCCTCGCTGGTCCAGTCGTCACCTTCGTCGATGCCGAAAACGATGCCGAAGCGCTGGTCGTTTTCGATGACGCCTTCGAGGATCTTCTGCAGCTCGGCCTGGTGCAGGTAGCACGGGCCCGAAATGTCGCTGCCGGCGGTGGTGATGACGAGCATCAGCGGTTGCGAGCGCGCACCCATGCCGGTCTGCATGGTGTCGTAGAGTTCGCTGGTCTTGTGCTCGTGGTACTCATCGACGATGGCGCAGCTGGGGCTGGCGCCGTCGCCAGGCTTACCGATGACGGGCTCGAACTTGGCGTTTTTCTCGGTGACTGACAGGTTGGAGGCGTTGGCCAGGACGCCATATTTCTGGCGGAAGATCGGCGTGGCGCGGGCCATGAGCAGGGCCGGACGGAAGACTTCCATGGCCTGGTCCTGACTGGTGGCGCCGGAGTAAACCTCGGCGCCGAATTCGCCATCGACGGCCAGCATGAAATTGCCGATGACGGCGGCCAGCGTGCTCTTGGAATTCTTGCGCGGGACGAAGAGATCCGCGACACGAAAGCGACGTTTGAAGGTGACGGCATGCACCCATCCGAAAATGCTGGCCAGGATGAAGACCTCCCACTCTTCGAGCTTGATCAGCTCGCCGCGACCGGCCCAGTCGCCCTTGATGTGCGGCATCAGCTGCGCGAACTTGCAGACGCGCTCGGCCGGTTGGTAGACGATGCCGTCAGCGTCGGTCAGTTTGGGATTGAAGACGTAAGGGAAGCCCTCGCCGCCGACGCGATCGAGATCCTTGAGATGTCGCGCGCAGGCAAGCCGGTGCCATTTGCAGGCCGGCACGTCGCCGGCCACGACGGCGCGCGCGTACAGCGTGGCGCGGTCGGCAAATGAGAGGGCTACAGGTTCCATGCGGTCTCGCCAGGTTGTTCAAACAATGCCGCCTGCCGATTGTCGGACGGCTTCACCTTGGACCGCGACGACGGCGACATCCCAAAGCTCGCCAGGTAGCGATCGCAGTCCTGCTGCAGCTTGCCCACGATGCGGAGCAGCGCCGACTCGCGCAGAAAGCCAGTCGGCGTCTTTTGGGTGAAGACCGCCTCGGCCTCATCAAGTCCGGCTTCGGCCGCCTGGCGGCGCTTGGCTTCCAGTGCTTGCTCGGCCAATACCAGGCGCGCCCAGGTCTGGCAGTAGATCGAAAGCGCCGCACGATCCAGGCGGCTGATCACGCCATTGGCCTCAAGCTCTGCCGTGATTCGGCGCCACTCTTTTCGGGCCTCTTTCGAGAGATGCCTGGGAATGTCGGGAACCGCCACCTCGGGCTGCATGCCCTCGGACAAGTCGAGCGTGCGACGTCCAGGGTTTCCGCGCAGGAACTTGATTACGTTCGACTGCGGTTTCGGCCCACGAAGTCCCATCGATTCCCCCAAAGCAAAATGCCGCCTCGGAATCCGGGGCGGCATCGGTCTAGACGTCTGTACTCAGAAAAAAAAGTTCAAAACCTGCGACTTTAAAAATTTGACTAACCGTCCGGTCCTGTGGCGAGAAGGTGTAGAGATTTGCTACCCCCTACCCCGTCGCGCTTCAGCGGCCGTCTTTGCTTGGTGGCACGTCAGACAGATAGCCTGCAGGTTCTTGTCGCCGTCGGTGCCGCCCTCGAACTTCGGCACCTTGTGATCCACTTGCTTTGCCGGCCTCAGCTTTCCATCTGCCATGCACATCTGGCACAAGCCTTTGTCGCGGCTCAGGATGCGCTTGCGGGTTTGCTCCCACTCGGCACCATAACCCCGGCTTTGCCTGCTGCCTCGCCTTTCATCGCCGAACTTGCCGATCTTCCGATCGGCCTGATGCGTGGCGCAGTAACCGGAACCGTCGCGCACTAGCGCGCTACAACCAGCATGCCTGCAGGGCCGAGGCGCTGCGCTAGGCATGGGCAACAAAAAAGCCCGGCGACTCGGATGAGTGGCAGGGCTTTGGAGACAATTCGAACAGCGTGCCGGTTTTATACTGGAAGTGTCCGGCCATGTCAACACCCCGCCGCAATGTCGTTCAGGTGGCCCATGATGGCGCGATGTACAGCATCGAGGCGTTCATACAGGCGCTGCCGCGCGATGCCCATGCGCTGGGCTATTGATACCGCTGTGCCGCCGCGCTGATAGAACTCTACGCACAGCGCCTGATCCTCAGCAGGCAGCCGCGCCACGGCTTGATCAGTCTCGCGCACGTACTCGCAATCGCACACACCGGGCGGCAACTGGCTGCCATAGCTTCCGCCGTGCTGCGCCTGGTTGAACATCGGGCTGACGCTGGGATAGCCCAAGCCCTTGCTGTTCTGGCGCATCGCCCATTTACCCCAGATGCTCAGCTGCACGTTGATGTACTCGATCATCGCTGCCCTTTCAGTTCTCTGTTCTTCGCCGCCTTCAACAGCTTGCGGATCTTGCGGGCCTTGCGCCGCCGCTCGCGCTCCCGGTATTCCTTGTCCGACTTCTCCATTCGCTCACGGGTGACCCGTAGCCGATCCAACGTATCGGCGGGATCACCCCACAGCCAGGCAAATGGCGGCGCACTCAACGGCGGCCCCGCTTGGGCACAGGCGCCGATAGTTCGACCGGCAAGGCCGGCACCACCTCGACGCCCAGCACGCCGGCTGAGCGGCCCAGCTCGTGGCCAGCTTCGACGAAATGCACGCGATGCTCGGGCTTGGCTTCCGGGCGCAGGCCGCGCTTGATGACGTTGTTGACTTCTTCGGCGCCGAATGCCTCGCGCAGGGCATCGACGAAGGCCGCGCACCGTGGCATCTTCGCCCTCACCTTCCATACCTCGCCGAGGTGTGGCAGAGGTATGGAACCCCGGAAGCCTTGCCCTGTGGCCCTCTTCCATACCTTCCATACCTTCCATACCTAAAGTGAGTCAGGAGTGCGCGCGCGCGTGGGCGCACGGGCCTGTGCATACGCCTGCACGCGCCCACACGTACGTGAGAGAAAAGGTATGGAAGGTATGGAAGGTATGGAACCCCCTTCTCTCCCAAGGCTTCGCGGGTTCCATACCTTGGCGTAAAGGTGTGGAAGGTATGGAACATCGCGGGGTCAGAGCGGAACATCATCGCCCTCCCAATCGGGCGTGCCGGTCGTCGAACTGGCCTCATTTCTAACGGGAGGCTTGTACCAGAACCGGATCATGCCGTTGCGGCGCTCCACTCGCGTGCAACCGAGCTTGCGCAGTGCCTGCCCGATGCGTGTCTGCAGGGCCGGTGTTACTTTTGAGGCGTCGAGTTTGAGGCAGTCGGCCGTCACGTCGTGCATCGAGAAATCGGAAACACGGGCATACACCCAATCGTGGATCGCATCGAGCAGACTGTCCTGCTGTTCCACCCGCAATTGCTCCAGGTCAAACCACTGGCGCTGCTCCTCGGCGATCGGCCAATACCGCTCGCCGGCGTCGATCCGCACCAGCGCCTCGGCAAACAACTGGTCGCGCACGCTGCGCAGGCCTTCGGTGTCGATCACCGCAATCAGGCAATCGATTGGCCAGAAACGCCGGCCGCCCGTCGGGTCTTTGTTCCACTCGTGCTCATTGGTCGAGCCACCGAAAACCACCTGGCGCGGCGCCTTGATCTCGCGCCGGCCATACACAGGCCGATACTCATCCACCTGACGCGACAGGAACGACTTCTGCCGGCGCTCCTCGGATCGGGCCAGCGCCCCCAGCTCGGGAAACTCCCAGATCATCTTGCCGCGCAAGGCGCTCATCGCATCCTTGCTCTGCAGGTCCAGCTCGGTGTCGCCATACCACTCGCCACCCAGGATCGAGAACGTCGTGCTCTTGCCCTTGCCTTGCGGCCCCGAGAGCACCAGGCAGTAATCGAACTTCACGCCCGGCTGCATCACGCGCTTCACCGCGCCCATCAGCCACCAGGCCGCTACGCGCGTCGTGTAAGGCGTCACTGGCGCACCCAGATATTTATTCAGCCAGCCATTGAGCCGCTTGGTGCCATCCCATTTCAAGCTGCGCAACCATTCGCGCACCGGGTGCCAGGCATTGGCCTTGGCCAGCGTCTCCACCACCTCCAGCACCATCACCGAGGCCGGCGTAAAGCCGAAGTTGCGCGACAACCACATCGCCGTGCGCGTATCGTCCTGCGCGTCCCACTCCCCTACCCGGCCTTCGGCATAGGGTGGCGCTTTGCGCTTGACGGTGCATAGCGCCATTTCATCGAACGCGATCACACCTTTCCACGCCGGATGAAACGCCAGCACCTGGTAGATGTTCGACAAGCAGCTCTTGATCTCACCATCCTTCCAGATCAAGCCCGGGATGAATGGTCGTTTTTCCCGCTCACCTGCGTCAGCCTCGGAAGGGGTAGAAATGGTTTCGGCATGGTCTGCCGGCGGGGCGTCGGCGCTCTCGGGCGGCTGCCAGCGCACCGCCCCGGCGCGCATGTATTCGGTCAAGGTCGCGCCCGTCCAACCCTCTGCGATCGCGTCCGCAATGTCCCATCCATCAGGCTTCTCGCCAGGCGCAGGAACATCAATCATCCAGACCATGTAGCCCAGCGCGTGCAAGCGTTCGGCCACGGCCAGCATCGCCTTGGTGCCCGGCTGTTTCTCCACGGGCAGCAGCGGCTTCGAGGCCGGATCAACGCCCGCCTCTTTCTCCGCCTTCGTCAGCTTCTCGCGCTTCGCGTCGCAATCGGGCCACAACAGCGCCTTCTTCACCGGCCGGTCGGACAGCGAGATGAAATCCGCCTTGCCCACACCATTGCAGCCGCCCGACCAGGACATCACCGCCAACTCGGGCAGCAACTCCTGCGCCGCCTCGCGGCACTTCTCGCCCTCGACAAACAGCAGCGACGCCTCCGGCTTGGCGGCCGCGCCATCGAGGCCGAACAGCGGCCGGCCCTCCTCCGCAAACGCCATCCAGCGCCACTCGCGCTTGCCTGACTTGGCATGCTGCGCAAACACCAGCGGAATATCGTCCTTGCCGCCGCCGCTGGTCACAAAGCGGCACACGTAGCCGATAACCCGGCCATCCGCTGCCCGGTAGGTGAATATCCGTGCCGGCATCCCGCGATTCGGATTTGCC